CCTTTGGTCTGTCCACATTAGATAGTCTGTTTGGATGCATAGCAGGTATCATAACTATCGTGTACATGGGTAGAAAACTCTACCAAGAAGTAAAGAAGAAGTGAATGGCACGCTATCGCACAACAGGCAGATTGGATGACCAAGTTCTTCAAGACGGGGATCGTGGATTTCGTGGTATTGATAGTTACCAAGAAGCAACAAGTTTAGAACCGGGCTTCGTACAAACAAGCGAGAATATGCGCTTGATTGGTGACCTTGCCGAGGTGCGCAAAGGTATCGATTTCTTGGCAGGTAGTGTAACCTTGACCTACAACGGATCAGATGAGCGTGTGTTTGCCAGCACCTTATTCAGCGACCCAGCAACAGGCACAGAGTTTGTAGTGGTTGCCACCAAGTCAAAAGCAATCATATGGAATGATGCAAACAACTCTGGTATCGACATTGACTATCCTGGTGGTGAGGTAGTCGCAGAAGCAGATGGGGCTAGCTTTGTACAGTCACTTGAAAAGCTAATTTTATTTCGTGGCAAGGATAAGACACCACTTGAATGGGATGGAAACTTTAGCAGTCCTACTGACTTTGTAGTCAAAGCAAATGCAAGTCCAAGTGCAGGACGCATACAATGTCCAAACACGGATTTTGGTGTATTTTTTAGGAATCGCTTAATCATCCCACAACCCACAGATAGTAACTATACAATCTTAATGTCTGACTTGTTAGACACAGATAATTACTACGCTGCTGAATCACAATTCAGAATCAATAAGGGAAGTGCAGATAAACTTGTAGGATTTTTCCCATACCAAGAAGATCAGTTAATCGTGTTTATGCGTAACAGCATCCATATGATTAATAACATTGCCACTACCTCCGCAGCTAACACTTACGAGATAACAAGACAGCATGGTTGTGTGGCACGTAAATCAATCGCACAGTCTGGCCCACAAACATTCTTCCTGTCAGACAATGGGGTCATCGTCTTGTCACCAGGCACAGATCCAGCAAAGGGACTTGGAGTAGCTATAAGTAAAGTAAGTGGCGAAACCATACCCATGACCAGACCTATACAAGATCAATTCGATGATCCTGTTGAAGGTATAAACTACGCAGCAGCAGATAAATCATGTGGTGTGGTGTACGATAACAAGTACTATCTTGCAGTACCCACAGGCAATTCCACAGTAGCTAACAAAATTTTCATATTTAACCTGCTCACATCAACCTGGACAAGTGTTGATTCCTACCCGGCAATGTCAGGAAGTCTAGCATTTCATGTGGATGATTGGGTAATCTGCTCGCATGGATCTGTACCAACAAGACGCAGATTATTCGCATGTAATGACACCGGGTTTTACCTCATGGAAGAAAACTCCATAGATGATAGCGGACGCAAGATAGGAAGTACATCCGAGTCAGGCACAACTGCAATTGCAGGTAAATTAGTATCACGTTCCTTTACATTTGGAGACACTAGCGTAAAGAGTTGGAGACGTGGACAGGTAGCTGCAAAGACAGTCAACAACGATGCATTTAACATCAAGGTCAACACACTAGACCCGGATGCAAGCAACACAGTTTTAAGTCACACCGCAGACGGCACAGAAGAGGCACTCTTCCGCTTTGGTACGGGTCGTACCCGTGGGTATGGGGCAAACATAGAAATCAATGTCACCGCAGGCAGACCAAGCTTTAGGCATCTTGCTTTAGAAGCAATTGGGGTAGGGGCAAATGCAAGAAGGGAAGTTGCATAATGGCTATTACCGCAACAGTGACCCGTGGATTTACCTTCGCCACAGGTGTGGATGTAACCGCTGCGTCACTTAATCAACTTGGTGAACCAACTGTTACCATAAACGAGGGAAATGTAAACATCACAGGTGGCACGATTTCTGGTCTATCCTCACCCATTGCAATTGCAGATGGAGGCACAGGAAGTGCAAATGCAGGGGCAGCAAGGACTGCACTTGGTGTGGGTACATTAGGCACACAGGCAAGCAATGCTATTGCAGTTACAGGTGGTACAATCTCAGGCACAATAATGACATTAAAATCGTATGCAGTAAGTGGTGTGCCAAGCGCTAGTCCAGCCGGGCAAATGATCTATGTAACCGATGGAAACTCAGGTGCAGCCACAGTCGCAGTAAGCGATGGATCTGCATGGAAGGTGGTCGCATTAGGAGCGACAATTAGTACATGAATATTTTGGAACGAACTAAAAAGTTTTACGAGCAAATCAATGGTGATATGTTCAAGGATATTGCATCGTATTCAGCATACGGATACGTGTTCATTACTCCGCAAACTTTATTGCTTGGTAAAGCAGTTAGATCAGATTCGGATAAACATCCAGATGAACAATGGGGAGTGATTGCCCCGGACGCATGGTATGTCAGAACTGCAATTGGAGATGATGCAATATCCGAGTTTATCAACCGCATACCTTATCCACTATCTTTTGTTGGATGGATGAGGCATTTAAAAAAACAACCAATAAAATGGTACGACTTTAATCGAATTAATCGGAGGAAATAAAAATGGGTGGAGATACAAATATTAGTCAACCGAGTCAACCAAGTTATGGTGAAGGACTTTCAGAAGCACTTCAAGCACAAGTAGGATTACTTACAGGTACAGGTGACTTTGCAAGTACAGGTTCGCTTGAATCCTTGCTTCCACTCGAAGAATCGATAAGGAGGAAAACCGCACAGGCAGACACAGATATTCTTAGGCAGACCTTGCTTGGTGGTGAAACGGGTGGTGAACAACAAGAGGTAACTTATGATGAAGAGGGACGTATTGTTACGGGTATTGAGGGAGGAGAAAATTACCAAATTAAAACTTTAGTTAATGGTGAACAGGAAGATGGAAGTACTTTTGATGAAGAACAACCTGCTCGAATAAGAATTGTGGCAGTTGGCCCAGATGGTCAAGAAATGGAAGCAGTTGAGTTTTTGCAACCAAGAATTGGTGATTCGTCTACGAGCTTAGAAGCTAACACAAGACAATATTCTCAAAACTTACTTAATAAAATTAACGAGAATGAAAATATTCCTGACGATTTTAAAAAAGAGTTGGAAAGAAATGTAGGTGTAACTGGTACTCTAAGTGGTCAAACTACAAATTTTTCTAACATTACAAAAGAGTCAGGTGGTAAACCTGTTTACGCTAAAGACTCAGAAGGTAACATTATACAAGACAAATCCAAAGCAGGAACAACGGAGACTACCACACTACCTACTTTTCGCACAGGTGATGGTATGGTTGATATCCTTGGAGATAAGCGTAATGTGCAGGACATAGTATCAAGGGATGTTAGTAAGACTGCCACTCAAGCGGATGTTGACGCTGGTAAAGCTAATGCTGTAGGTGACACATTTACCGAAACTGTATATGAACAGACTGATGCAGGTAGACAAGCTGGATTTGCCACGGCAGAAGAAGGTGGTGGATTTCTTGGGTTATCCGCACTAGCAGAAGATTTGCAAGCAGGCAACTTATCCCGTCAACGGGAGCGTGACCTTCTTGATGTTGCTCGTTTGTCCGGCACATACCAGGATATTATGGAAGATTACAAGCCTGGCACACAGGAAGCACTTGCAGATGCAAGAGGTGTACTTCAGGCACAAAGAGAAAATTTAACGGGAGCAGGGGCAATTGATATTCCAACAGATTCAACATTTGCAGGTGTGGGAGATGTCAATGTGGCAGACCCAACCAAATTAAGTGCAAACACTGAATTTCGTAGGCAACTTGGATTGGAAGATGGAACATTACGATCTGACATACTGAGCGATGCACAGACTGCACTTGGGCAAGGTCTGACACAAAGAGAACAAGACGCAATATCAGAAGCATTCAAAGCAAGATCCACAATGATGGGTCGTACCTTTGATCAATCTGCTGGTATCGCAGAAGCAGAGGCACGGGTTGCTGAAGACAACGCACGCAGAATGCAGAACCGAGCATTTGCACAGTCCGTGCTTGGTCAGGAAGCTGGATTGCAACAGGGTGACATTACTCGTGGAATGGGGCAGGAAGCACAGCAAGCACAATTACAACAACAAGTTAACATGACGCAGGCAGATGTGGACATGCGTGCTGCACTTGCAAACCAAGCACAACAGCAACAAGCTGGTCAGTTCCAACAGGCAACCACCGCAGATGCCCAGCGATTAAACGAGCAACTTAAACAGTCAGGCACACTTGGATACATCGATGCCGCAAGCCGTCTTGCAGCACTTGAAGATCAATCCACTCTTGATCCATTTCAAGCAGTGCTTGGACGTGGTGGAGGACAGAGCTTGCAAGCCGGACAATCTGTGTTTGGACAAGCTGGCTATGGATTAAACTCTGGGCCACAATACTTGAACCCAGAGGCTGGGTTAGGATTTATACAGAATCAAGCAGCTAATGCAGCTTCCATGTACAACGCACAAGTCGGTGCGGAAGCAGCAAAGACTGCCGGGTTGTACAGCGGACTTGGTTCACTTGGTGGTGGGTTGCTAGGGAACGCAGGGTTATTTGGTGGTAAATAAAATAAGGAGATAAATATTATGGCAAAACCATTCTTTTCAGGAGATTACGGATCAGCGCTGGCACGGGTCGATACTCGACCCATTGTTGAAGCTGGGCGTGCGCAAGGGCAAATGTTTGCAAATTTAGGTTCTCAGATTGGAGGCATGATTAAGCAATATGGGCTTAATAAGGAGAAGCGCCAGAAAGAAGAAGATACTGCAATG